TTGAGAACACCAACTTGTTCAAGTATGTGTGTTATGGTAAAGAAGTGGGTGAGAATGGTACTCCCCATCTTCAAGGTTATTTTGAATTTGAAAATAAAAGTACCAAATCTTTAAAGGCCTGCATTAAACATTTGAAAGATAATGGTATTCCATGCAATCCTCATCTTGAGCCTGCATGTGGAACTGGTTTACAAGCCATCGTTTATTGTGAGAAAGATGGTGTGTTTTGGGAAAAAGGTGAAAGACCCAAAGGCCAAGGTAAGCGGACTGACCTTGATGAAGCCTGTGCTGTGTTGACTAATGGTGGTACTATGCAGGATGTCGCGATCCAACATCCAACGGTATTCGTCAAATTCCATCGAGGGTTAACTTCTCTCCAAGTCATTCTGGCACCTCGCAGAACTTGGAAGACAGAGGTATGGTGGCTGTGGGGACCAACTGGGAGTGGGAAATCCCGGTGGGCTTGGGAGACGTATCCGACCGCATACTCGAAAGTAGCAAACACGAAGTGGTGGTGTGGGTATACGGACCAGGATACAGCAATTATCGACGATTTCAGGCCGAACAAGGAGATGCCGTTCAACTTCGTATTGAACCTGTTCGACAGATATCCTCTCCTACTGGAGTCGAAGGGTGGCCAAGTCCAATGTCTGTTCAAGACCATAGTACTGACATGCCCATACTCTCCAGATCAGGTGTTGGAACAATTGGAGTGGGTGGGGATCGAGCAGGGGGCTCAATTGAAGAGGAGGATCGATCATGTGATCCGTTTTCCTCAGCTAGCTATGATGTATGGGGAGGAGAAGAGTGGCTAGATAGGGATCTATTATCAATGTTTGATTAATTAAGCATCTTCATATGTCATTTGTGTCATAGCATAGTAGGTAGCTGTAGTGGAACTCCCTGTGGAGGTACCATCTGATTGTGTGCTAGCTACCACGCAGTATAGATTATCATTAGTACAAGTAGCTACTGAATCTTCGAACAACCAATTCTTTTTCACGAATTTAGTTATATTCCAATAGAGGCACCTATTAGGGTTGATGGATGACGTTGCACCGTATGTGGCAACTGATGTGTTGGGGTTGAATAGGGTTATTCTTTTGTGGATACAACATTTGAATAAGTCCGTATTTATCTGCCTTAGACCATCCAGGACTGCTCCTGAATAGGATTGGGCTGAACTGTCGTTTTGGAGAAATTCGGTCATATCGGTAGAGCTGAGTGCACCATCCCAGTTATTTTGATACTTTGTCTTAAAAAGATACACATCTATGTATGTAGGAAGTGGGTTGGAGATGATGCCAGCAATCGGGGCTAAGGTAATGGACAGACGAAGCCAAAAGTTTTTGACCTTGATCTTATTACCAATTCTCGTGGACTGTGTAGTCCCCTGTTGTATTTGTGGGAGAAGGTTGACAACAGTTGAATCTGTGATGAGGTTGTTGACAACTTTGGGACCAATCTCAGTGTCCTTGAGTTTGTTCTCTACGTTTCTAGCGAGTTCTCGCTTAACGTATTTCTTAATCTTGTAAGAAACCTTTGTAGTCCTAAGTGGGCGTCTCTTACCATAGCGTGAGCTCTTCTTGCTCTTACGCTTATATGAACGCTTATATCCCATACGCAAATTTTTCAAATTATGAGGACTAGTAAAATGCATTCTAGTGATTGCATTAAAGTGGGGGGTAATACTACGCTGCGCTTCCCCCCACTTGCGGGCGAACGGGCGGCGTTGCTGTGCGGTTGCGGGCGAAGTCGCGGCCTGCGGGCCGCTCCAACGTTCGGGCGGTCGCGGGGCCCCGGAGCGCTGCTGCGCTCCGCCCGCTCCAAAAAAAAAAGAAAAAAAAAAAAAAAAAGACGAAGGACTGCGTCCTTCGAGACCTGCAGTTGCTGTGTGATTTTCAGTTTTTTGTCTCTTTAAGATACTTTTCCTGGAAAATTCTAGGATTTCTTGCAGAAAAGTCATTATTTCCAGAAATGTCGAGAACAAACAGATTTTGTTTTACAGTGAACAACTACACTGATGATGTGTTGTTATGGTTTGAGAACACCAACTTGTTCAAGTATGTGTGTTATGGTAAAGAAGTGGGTGAGAATGGTACTCCCCATCTTCAAGGTTATTTTGAATTTGAAAATAAAAGTACCAAATCTTTAAAGGCCTG